AGATACACCAGAAGCTCAAGGTGCAGATCTTAATATACAAGATTTAAGTGCGATGAAATCTATCATCGACGTAGCAAGCTCACGTGGTGCATTTAAGCCAGGTGAAATGATGATGGTTGGACAAACGTACAACAAATTATCAACGTTTTTAGACGCTGTGGCTAAACAAGCAGAAGCCGCTAAAGCGCAACCACAAGGAAACTAATATCATGGAAACAAAACACGTAGGTCGTGTTAGAGCAACAGGTAAAAAATGCATCATAGTATTTCGTACTCTCCCTGGAGATGCGTATAACTGTTTGATTGCTCCGACAGAAAGTTTGCCGGATGCATACCACGACGCACTAATTAATTTAGTGGAAAGCTCTGGCGGACAAAGTGCAAACGAATTTGGTGAAATTATGGCACGTAGCAATTTCCCTGACGGCAGTATTATGCTAGCCGCTATGCACGTTCAAAATAAATTACTTAAGATTTCCACAGACCAAATTGAAATGATTCCGGCTCCTGGTGTTACTATTGTACTCAGCGAGTTAAATCAAATCATTGCTGAACAGCAAGGTGTTGCAGTTGATGCACTATCTATCAAGTCTGGTTTGGCCGATCCTAAGAAGAGTGCAAACGTTGAAATTAAAGAAGTAGGTTCAGTTAGCGAGCTTCCTAAAGAAACTGCTGACGTAACAAAAACAACTTCCTCAAGTGTTAACGAAACTGCGCCTGCTGAAAATGCAGATCCAGAAACCAAAGCAAAGTTTTATCGTAGCCAAGCAGACAAGTTAGCTAAAGAAGCGGCCGCTATGCGTAGACTAGCAGAAGATTTATCACCGACGAAGAAGCCAGCGACAAAGTGACAAAATCTGGGAAAACACTTCCCAAGGACGTAGTTGATCACTGGCCAGAGATTTTTTCAGAGATACAGTTAAATGTATTGCCGTTAAAATATTTGAATGCAGTTTTGATTAATTTTAAGGACGGCAAGTCTTGGGAAGTAAAAATATCAGCCGAAGCCCGCAAGGAAGGTTGGGACGTCTTTGAAAAACAACTTAGTGAATTAGTGAAGAATTACGAAGAGAATATCGACAACGTAGACTTCAAATTAGACACTATTAGAGTTAGAAAAGATATCGAAAAAGGCACACAACAATTTTTTAAGAAGAGAAAGTTAGATTAAATGAATGTACGACTACTTAGTTTCAGCCAGCCGACAGAAGAATTTGCAGACATGGGTATCAAGGACGCACAAGAACTCATTGCGTATTGCGCCCGTGTCAGCAATCCTTCCAATCAACTTAATACAGAGACAAGCGACAAGCTCATCCGATACTTGGTCAAACACCAACATTGGAGCCCGCTTGAAATGGTCTCCGCCTGTATTGAAATCACCACAACTAGAGACATTGCCAGACAAATCCTGCGACATAGATCTTTTAGCTTTCAGGAATTTTCTCAGCGATACGCAGACCCTACTAAAGACATGGCGTTTGTCACTAGAGAAGCACGACTCCAAGACACAAAAAATCGTCAGAACAGCATCAGCACAGATGATACAGAGTTACAAGCATGGTGGGATGCCAAGCAAAAATTCATCATTGAATGTGCTAGTATAGCTTACAAAGAGGCTATCGAACGTGGCATTGCTAAAGAGCAAGCCCGTGCTGTGTTACCAGAAGGGCTTACAGAAAGTCGTTTGTATATGAATGGTACCTTGCGTAGCTGGATCCATTTTATCGAACTACGTAGTGCTAATGGTACACAACTAGAGCATCAAGAAGTTGCTATTGCTTGTGCAAAAGTTATTGCGAATATTTTCCCAATGACCACTGATCTTGTAGCCAAGTAAAATCGTTTAGCTTCAATAATGCCTCCTTATTGGAGGCATTTTTTTCTCCGTACGCTCTGCCATCGAGTGCGCCTTTTATAGCATTTTCGTCGGTTCCTGTTGTACACCATATGTCTAAACGTCTTAGTGTTTCTTCAGCATTAGTACGTTCAATAGTATGACTAGCAAGTTTAGCACATTCTCTAAATGCGCTTCTCCACGTACTAAACGGATCAGTGTTAAATGCTGTAATATTAGCAACTTCAGGCATTGCTTTGAATAAAGAACTAATGCTTGTAGTCATGTCTACATTGCCTAACGGCATATTCATTGTTAATTTCTTTGGTAGTAGTTTAACTCCGCCGTAGCCATATATCAATCCATTAACAGGATTTTGACTGCGCCAAACGTGTACATAATCTAATTCATTGTTAGGTACTTGATAGTCGAAATTAAAGGTATCTAGTACTTGTGCGTCTCCATCGACTACCCAAAACATTTTTGTCATAGCCTTTTTGGCGGCTGCAATATGGGCGTTATGAATGCCTGCAACGCCGGTTATTCGCTTCAAAGTAGGGGCCGAAAACCTAGATGACAGTCTATTGTAGTTTTCTTCTGCATTAAGCTCGTTATAGCTGATAAAGACAATATCGTACATTATTGACGGTTCTTTATAATTCTAGGAGTGTTTACATACACACGTTTGAAGAACGCACTAGCAGTAGCATCCATACTGCCTACTTCCAATTTACATTCGTGTTTAAGGGTTTCTCCCAATCCCATTATTTCATAGGGTAACATACTTTCTTCAATTTTGCTGTACTTAGTTTCCCATTCATTTGTAAGCCATTCAAAATCACGCACATTGGCATAATCCCAATCTGTACAGTTTGTCAAGTATGCGCCTTCTCTAGCACCGTACATACTCCACAAGCCATTTTTTACGTCTTCGCCAATATTACACCATATTAGTAAACGCTGATAGTTTTGCCACCAGATACTGCGTAAGTCTTTAACTTTGGCACCTTGGTCTAAACTCATCTTTACGCCTTCACGAAAACCTGCTCTCCATGCTTGGAACGGACTTGCATTAGTAAAACTTTCACTATAGTTTTCATTGAACTGATAATATTTGTCATCAAAACAAAACTCAACTAAACCCTTAACATCTGTAGGATCGCTATTTTCATGTGTACGCATATTGTTGACAAACTTGCGTGTCCACATTTTTAATCCGCCGTTACCATATTCTAATCCGTTAACATGAACCTTGCCACACCAGCTAAACACGTGATCCGGAGTTAAGCCTAATTTTTCTATATCTACTTCTACTTCAAAAAACTTTGGATCTACAATATTGTCAGCATCTACAGTAATAAAGTATTCTGTTTCACTTAATGCGGCACAGGCTTTATGTGCGGCATCGCTGCCTTTAACTCCGTGTACACGTTTTGCCCACGGTGCTTTAGTCAGCAAGTCTGCGTAATTCTTTTCTGCGTTAGGTTCGTCGTAACTTAGAAAAATAATGTCTTGGTCTATAACTTTAATCATTTTTAATTCTCATCCCGTAGCTTTCAAAAAACGGCAAAGTAAACATACTTACTTCTAATGTTTTTTCTTTATCTGTGATAAACGGAATATGGACAGTTCCGTTTGTTACTAAATTTCTTAATTGTATTTCTATACTTCTAACTAGGATATTAATATTACTTTCCATAGCAACATAAAATGGCAATCTAGAATTCAAACTCTTTGCACGAGGATGTGTTAAAAACGATTCTTTAAGAATAAAATTCCACCCTGTTGGAGTCCATTCTACAGTAAGAGTATCATCTCTGTCACTTAATCGTATATGTTCAATAATATTGTTTTTGAATACAATAGATCCTTGGCTCTTATGAACAAAACTGATATCGCCGTCTGCGTCAATAACTATTTTATAATTATAGTGTTGATCCACTCCGTTAAAAAATCGTTCAATATCTGTAAAATCAACTTCCATAAATGTGTCATACTGATACAGACGTTCGTTTGAAAGTGCTAATATACTGCCGTCATTTTTATCAAAATAAACGTAGTATTGAAAAACATACTTTCTATCAACGATAGCACGTAATTCTTCTTCGGATAAGTATTCGTCTTTATATTCCATTCGTTAACCTTTTTAACTTATCAACCAAGTCTACATCGATAAAATCTTTTTCCACATAATGAAATAATTTTGTTTGTTTGATATTACCAACAGTTAATTCACCTTGTTTATTATATGAGTAAGGTACAGTATTTGTCCACTTAGCTGGAATAGGATGCCACCCCTGAACTGCTGGTTTCATATGTACAAATGTTAACGGACTACACACATCTGCACAACTATTATAACCACACAACTCTAGTGCAATTCCTGCGGCTAAATCCATACTGAGCCAATCTTGATAATGTTCGCTAGCTAACTTGCCATAGCACCAGGCCCAGTTGTTTATTACAAATTCTAATGTTTTATAAAAATATTCAGCTTGTTCAGATTTCTTAAAATAGTGTAATGCAAAATAAGTATTTGGTAAATTGTTAGCTGTAAACGTTTTACGATATATGCTATCCTGTATAACTTCGCCTTTGTAGTTGAGTGCATAGCTACAAAATAGCAAGTCGTGATCCTGACAATACCACCACCAATCATTGATATCATGTAGCATTAACATGTCAGTATCTAATACAATCGTTTCGTCGTAAGGTGTTACGTGATAAATTTTCCATCTATGTTCTGCTACATAACGTGTTGGAGCAGTATCAGCTATCCAAGGAATAGGAATTATTTGATCAAATACTTCTTGATATTCTTCTGGTACATTATCGTTGGTAATAATGCTGATTGCAGTTTCCGACTGAGTAGCGTGTATACTCAATGCTAATACATACGCTTGTTTAATGTAATCAACATCCGCGGTATTTTGTGCTAATACTATGTAACCTTTAGACACCTTCACCTCCGTCAATTAAACGTGTTAAACTTTGTTTATTCATAACATGTACGTCTGTTGCGTTAGTACTTACTAATGTATATTCACCGAGATAGTGAGCTTTTTCTACTAAAAATTGCATCTTACTATCTTTCATTTCAACTAGAATATCTCTGTCTAAAATATATGTCATCAACCCTGGAAGCTCTTGGGCAAAGTCGCCTTCTGTTCCTCCATTGAGTATGTGTATAGCAATGCTAAATGCAAAATCATTTCTAAATGTTGAGCCGTCTATTTTGTAAATAATTCTAAAATATTCATAATTGTCTTTTACATATTGTACTAAATCAAACAATGCACGGGTGCTTGCTGTTTTTTCAAAGATAAAAACAGTACCCCAATAAAAAGGAACACTATAAGGATTAATACGTTGAAAACTGCTATCATCACGCCAGCCGGCTAAATCAAAACTTTTACGAAATATTTGAAAACTATAATTATTCGTTAATGCTTTTTCTAATGTGTTACTGTTAATAATATAATCACTATCTAACACAAGAGTACGGTCATATGGAGTTATATCGTATGCTTGAAATCGTGTTAGATTCTTCCATTCAGCAGTTCTGTAAGCAATGGAACCATCGTAAAATTTCTTTAGTTGAGTTGTATTTCCTTGGATTGGAATTATCTTATCAAATACTTCTGTGTGCTCCGGATAAAAATCTAGCCATGCAATACTATCCGTAGCGAGACTTACAGGAATATTCAAATGCTCTTTTACACGTTTGGCCGCAAACAATGCTAATTTAACGTAGTCAACACCCACAGTATTTTGTGCAAAAATTAATGCGCCAGTTGTCATAGAGTTACTAGATCTTTGACGTTACGTTTTTTCTTAATTTCAGAAAACTTTGTTTGATATTCGTTAACTGCTTCAAAATATACAGACAGTAAGTTGTCAAGAAAATCTTGGACATTTGATATAATTACCGGTTGATTATTAGCATCAACAAATGCAATATCTTCAGTGTGGCCTAAGTCCACTAGATTTTTAGCGAAATTAATTAAGTTATAGTCAACGCGAAATGTTGCGCCGTTAGTGTAGTAAACTAACTTTTGATTGTATTCTTCTAGAATGACCCGTCTTTGATTTGAAAGTGTAGCCATATAGTTGGCAACTTCAAATGCTTTTTCAATTCTTTCGTCCATAATAACCTCTCAGAGTGTTTAGTGTACACTCTAATAATTATCATGTCAAGAGCTATAGGGTATTATTTTATGGGTAGCCGATCCACACAAAGCCAGATCCGCCAGTGCCGCCATCATAACCAACAAGTACAGCATCGAGCTGTGTACCTTCTGAGTTAGCACCACCACCGCCGCCGCCACCGCCTGTGGCTGCAACACCATTACGACCTGCGTTATTTGCCGAGTTACCGTTGCCGCCGCCATAACCTCCAGGACTTGTACTTTGGCTAGCCGATCCTCCTGAAAACCCGCCAACAAGGCCAGCGCCACCACCACCACCGCCACCGATGTATATAAACGGTTGTCCGTAGAATGAAAAAGATCTACCAACGCCGCCCTTACCGCCTCTATTAAGAGCTCCGTCGCCTGCAAATCCGTTACCATCTGATCCAGCGCCGCCGCCACCTGCAATTCGTTGAACTGTACCAGTCGAACCTGCGCCTGAACCACCACTAAAATTAGAGCTACCGTTTTGGCCGCCGCTTCCGCCTGTGTGCGTACCTGCATGGCCGGTACTATCTCCAGAAAATCCAGGATTGCCGCCGTATGCAATATTACCGTTAAAATCAGAATTAGATCCTAGCGAGTTTGATGCTCCGCCGGCGCCTACAGTAATATAATATGTATTACCAGGAGCAGTTGTAGTATTGAGTAGGCGGACTTGACCAGCGCCGCCGCCTCCGCCTGCTTTTCGGCCGCCGCCGCCACCGCCACCAACTATTAAAATAGTTACTGTTTTAACTCCCGGAGGACATGTCCATGGTTGGCTAAAGCCAACTGTTTCAAATTTTGCTATACCAGTTGGAGTTAGACTAGTATCGTTAACAACAATACTAACTACCGCAGTGCCATTGTTTAATGCAAGTGTAAACGTTGTAGGGCCGTCTGTAAATAAATTATTAGCTAGTGTAAACGATGCTGATGCTTCGTTGCTATTAACTGTGAAAAATCCTGTTAAGCTGCCAATTGCAAAACGGCTGGCGCCAATACCAGTCACAGTCCACGGAACATTAACTCCGTTAGCAACGTTCAAAGTTCTTAGTTTAATTGTTACAGCACCACCTTCATCAACAACATATTTGTCTGCCCATAGTCCGTATACTGAACCAGTAGCATCTTGTAAATCGCCAGATTGTGTTACTGTAGGATTAGGAACAGCTACGTAAGACCCCGATGGTCTCCATAATATTGTTTCTTGCTTTAGAACACCGTCAACATACTCGTCAATACCCGATACATATTGTCCAAGTACTCGCGGAGCTCCTGTTGGCTGTAGTGCTCCAACATCTAAATCTTTATAATAAATTGTAAATGTTAGGGCGCCGCCGCTAATTTTAGCGTAAATTTCAAATGCATTATTTGTGTAACTACCAGTTGGAGCTTGTTTTCTAAATATTAATTGATCAGTAGCTTGTAAGTTAAAAAACCCTAAACTGTATGTTGTACCTGTACTTCCTGAAGCCAAGAATACACTAGTACGATCCATAGTTACTGTACCCATAGTGCCAAACATTGTTGACCAAGTGTTATCCTTATCTGCGGAAGCAACACTAAATGTACCATCAAGAGTACACCCAAATTTAACAACACCGCCAGCATTAAAAAATGCTCTGGCTGCTGGAAGAGATCCAAAGTTAACTACTACAGTACTGCTAATGTTACCTCGCCAGACCGATGTACGTTTAGCAGTATTATAAGTTAACGGTTCGTACTGTCCAGCGCCAAGGTAATCTCGATACGTTGTTAGTGTAGTAGCATAATTATAGAATTCATTTCTAGTTGCTTCTGTAATTTTAGACAACGTGGTAGGTAAAGAAATGTTGTTAGATTCCGAACTTGATCCAGTTTGATGGCCACGAGCTCTGACCATGTCATCACGTAAATTTAACCAGTGGGACAGCGTAATTTTAGTGCCTACTGTAACTTGAGAGCTACTTAGTAATTGATTATATCCAAAACGCGGATCACCGTCTGTCGGTGGACCCATAACTTTAGAAACAATATATTGAATAGTGTTATAATCTCCAAACTTAGGATCAGTGACACCAGAAGAAATACCTGTAGTAATAATATTTCCAAGGCCTGGTCCAATGTTAGGGCCAGCATTTAATACCATACTTCCAGTTCCGCCCACAAGTGAAAGTGCGGCGCCACCTTGAGTTAACGATAAGCTAATAGTAGTAGGAGCAATAGCTCGAATATAATATGTTGTATTAGCGGATAATCCGCCAAAGTTATTACCAAATAATTTAATAGTTTTGCCAACAACTAAGTTGGTAGTTGAACCTACGGTAAGAACGCCAGCAGTAGTTACACTGGTAGCAACAACTCCAGAAATTACAACTAATGTGCCAGATCCTCCGGCAATTGCCAAAGGAGATCCGCCAGATGTAAGACTTAGAGAAATAGTAAGAGCTGTTGTTCCAATGACAAAGTATGTAGTGCCAGCGGCAAGCCCACCAAATGGTGTTTCTTTGACTTGGATAGCATTACCGATAACAATGCCCGCAGTTGAATTAACTGACAGTATCCCTGATGTTGTTATCGATGTTCCTAACGTTGTTGCCATTTAATCTCCTATGTCTTTCATATAATTATCTCAGCAAGCGCCTTGCCAAGAAATTAAGCTATTGGTGTAACACTTAGTGGAGGGACAACAACTGATACATTTAATCCGCTTGCTCGTGTTGCGGTAAAAATAATCGATAATACACCATCGACGTTTTCATCAATACCCCAAGGCGGAGTTGCTGTAGCATCATCCTGGAATCTAATCGTAATAATTAACAATGTAGATGTTGGATCCTTACGTGCAAAAATGTTTAACACGTTATTTGAGTATGCGCCGGCTGGAGATTGTTTTGAAAATACCAATCGATCAGTAGTTGTTAGTCCAAACCAACCAATTGGATAGTGTGTACTTGGTGTTGGTGAATAATCTGTTGGAGTTTGTATACAGTCATTTGCTCTAAATGCAACTACACCAATTTGATTGAACATTGTTTGCCATGTTTGATCTTTTAGAACTGAGTCAGCGCCAAATGATCCATTCAATGTAAAATTAAACTCTACTTTACTTCCACTATTAAAAAATGCTCTTGCGGCATCTTGGGTTGCAAATGTGTAGGTTGAGATTGCTTGAATTGTTCCATTCCATGCCGCAGTTCTTGTAACACTTGTAATTGGTTCGTTAGGTGATAATTGATTTGTAGCTACGGTTTTAACACCTGTTTCTAATGTTACAACAAACGTACCGCCTGAAACTGTACTAGTAGATGCATTGCTTAAAATTAATGCAGTACCTGGCAATACTTGATTAACTTTTGTATTTGCAGGGATACCAGGACCACTTACAGTTCCGTTAAGCATGATAATTTGTGCTTGACTAGAACTCATTGTGGTTGTGGTGTTTGTAGTTCCTTCAATGGTAATCGTAGGTTGGTGTGCTTTAGTATATTTGTCTTGAGCATACGCAAGATATTGCGCTCTTAAAGCATCTGTAAGAATACTACTAATCTTAACTGCTGGAACTGTATCTGTTGGGATATCACCAGCACCTTGATTGATAGGAAAAATTCCTGGGTCCGAAGGATAACTTAAGGTAATTGTTGATGTTGAACTAAACGTAGAATAGTACACACCATTATAACTAGTATTAGTACAACCATTAATCTTATATGGAGAACCGATACTTGGAGCAACTGAATTTGCTGTAAAACCAAAAGTTACTAGGAAAGGACCAGTACCAGTTTTACTAATAAAACTAGTTACATTACGCGGATCTAAGTTACCTGGAATAATTAAGCTATCACCTTCAAGAGCATTGCCTGTTTGATGAGCGCCAATTTTAAGTAAATCTGATCTTAGTGTAACCCAATCATTTAGATAGAAAGGTTGTCCTACTAACACTTGCTGGCTTGCAACCGGTTGGCCGTAACCATATTGTCCAGAGCCAACGCCAAGAACACTCTCAGCGATACTTTGGATAGCATTATAATCTGCGGCTAATATTTTATTGCCTACGCCTGCCATGTTATTTCCTTATAAAATTACTGATTCAATTAACTTTTCGCCAGACTCTTCACTTGTTTCTAATGCAATAGCAAAAACTAAATGATCATTCTCACGAGGTGTTGAAACTGTTGCGGCACCATTCTTTGATGGTACTAAATGTTGACCTTTGATAACCGGGCCAGTAACTTTAACTGGAACACGACCTTTCAATGCAACGTACACACCACCTTCTAATCCGCTATTCATCATGTATGCTGGATTTTCAGAAATTACACCAATAGCTTTGTCGCCAAATTTACTAGCAGTTACTTCTTTTTCTCCGCCTACAACCATAACTGTACCCACTAGGTATTCAGCATCAGGTAGATATTTCTCGGCCAAGTCAGCGTAGTCTGCTGAACTAGCAATACCTTGGAATACGTTAGCATATAAATCAGCACTTCCGTTACGTACGGCTACTGTATTTGCGGCAGCGCCCGTATTTCCTGAACGGTATAAACTTGAAACAGTTTCAAGTAATTGATTTGATTGACTAGCAATACCTTGGATGCTTGTTGCATATACAGTACTGAATACCTTAGTGCTTGAACCTAAATTAGTAGCATTAGTGTCGCCTGGTACTAGATCATTTCCAACAATTTGTAACGGAGTCTTAGTAACACCAGCTACTTTAGTTCTAAAAGAAATAGTATTGCCAACTACGTTAGCAATAACAGGTATTGAACTTTCAATACTAACTTTTAAGTCTTTGTTGTTACCAACTGTGTAACCTAAGTCGCTAAAATGGATTTCGCTTGTAAAGTCTGACTCGCCTACTTGCAAATAACTGCTTGCCGGAATGCCACCTAACTTATCTGAGTTACTTGCAGTTCCCCAGAAGCGTTGATCTGTTGTACTAGTTGTGCCCAATACACTTCCACTAGTACTATTAAGTAACGTAACACCTTTGCCAATTTTTGTAAATCCACTAATTGGATTCAAACTACCATTTAATGTAAATTCATCAGCACTAGCAATGTACATAACTTGTCCATTGGTAACTGCTTGGATAATTGAATGACTTGCGCCTACATCATCAATAACACTTATTGATTGCATCTGTGTAGTACCAGCGCCTGATACACTTTGAGGGCCGATTAACGTATATGTTGAGCCATTCCAAACATAAACTTGTTTGTTTGAAGTGTCATACCATAGTTCACCCGGGGTTAAACCCACTGGTGCTGTAGCACTTGCTTCTGCTCCGCTTGCTACGCGGTACTTACTACCGTCATAGAATTTTAACTTGCTGTTTGCACTATCAAACCAAATTTGGCCTGATAATGGGTTAGGTGGGCTAGTAGAGTTGCTAAAATTTTCTAGTAGAAATACAAGATTTTCGTTCTGTACTTCCCCGTAACCAGCATAGTTTTTACCTATCATTTTCAAAGACAGGGTACTATCAATGGTTCCGTCTGCAACTACTGCGATTTGTTGCCCGTTATATCGATTAATGGTGTATGGCATTAGTTATTCCTCATTCCTAATATTTATCGTTATCTTGTTTACCAGCCCGCGTTGCTAATTGCTACACGTTTCCAGCTATTAATTGCTGTGCAAATGTAAATGTACTCTTCATCCCAGCCAATTTGCCCTGGAGATCCAGCGGCTGTTTTACTTGCTGGTGTTAAACTTGTGGTAATTGTAAGATATGTTCCTTGAACTGTTATGTTTCCTCGGACGTTTGCATTACCGTTTACATCTAAAGTTGCTACAGGACTTGCTGTAAAAATACCCACTTGTTGCGTACTTGAATTAATAAACATTGCAGGAGTAATACCACTTCCTGCGTTTACATTGATAACAAAGTTTTGTCCAATGATTTTAGAATTCAAGCTAAATCTAGAAGTATCTACTGTAATTGACGTATTCTGTGCGGCACCTAGTACTAGTGGATTAGGAGTTGCAATAACTAACGAGTTAGTTGTTGTCATAATTCCTACTGAATCGCCTGTGTTTAAGAAGTTTTCAGCTGTTTTTAAGTTACCCGAAGCATCAATTAAACCACCTGATGACTTAGAAGGTACTTGGAATGTCATCCCAGCTATGTTACTTGCATTGAAACCAATCTTAATAGATCCACTGAACCCAGATACCGGTGAACGTGGAGTAAATTCATCAAGACTAAAAATACCCATCAATGTTTTCTTTAAGAACAAGTATAATACAGTATGGGTGATGGAAATTGTATCAACAATTTCGCCTGTTTGGAATCCAGTTAGACCCTGATCTTGTGTAAAGATTGGGCCAGCTAGAATATTAGCAGTGCCATCATTAAAATATATTTGTTGATTCTTACTATCAATCCACAAATCGCCTGTGGCAATAGAGGACGGAATAGTTCTTGAAACTAATGCGCCGCCCGATACTCTAAAAAGACTACCATCATAAACTTTTAATCGACCAGTGCTAGTGTCATACCATAGTTGTCCAATGATAGGATTACTAGGAGAACTAGTGTTAGCAAAATTCTCTAAAAGATGAACAAGATTTTCATTAAAAAACGTTCCATAACTAGCTGAATTTTTACCGATTAATGTAATATCCGTAGTAGTCTGGTCAATCTGTCCGTCAACAACCTGAGTTAACTGTTCACCGTTACTCTTTAAGATAGTATAACTCATTGTGCTGTCACTCCAGTAAAGATAATATAGTTAATTGCCAAGTATGGGTTCATAATACTAAAGGGCATATCTTGATCCTGGTCTCCAGCAATTGGGCCGCTGGATCTTAGATACTGCGCCTGGCCAGCGGCTTGTCCGCCTGGACCTGGATCAGCATCAGTATCATCTGGCGTGCCGGCAACGTTACGAACAGCGTAGTATGAGTTACCTCTATTACCTTGTAAATTATGTGTATGCTCAGGAACATTAGAAATATCTAACGTCACAGTATCAGCACCGCTAAATCCGCCAAGGGCTCTAGCAAATGGATCATCTACTACACCTGCTGGACTAACAACTGTATATTCTTTAAGACCCACTGTTGTAGAAACTTGGATTCTATTATCCATGTTGTCTCTACCAAGAGCCATACGACCTCTTAAATCAGGTATACAGAATGTACCAGCACCAATAAATGTGTATCCTGGTTTAGTATATGTAAATTCTAAAATAGCAAACAGTTCTGAATATTGTGTTTGGCTAATTTCAGCGCCGTCACACAATAAGTAACCTGCAGGAACTTTACTTGTAATACCTGCAACAGTAAAAATTGCGCCAATTGGTACTGTTGGAAAGCTACTAGTCAATGTACTAATAGTGGATTTCTTCAACCCTAATTCATTTGGACGGAATAATAAAATTTCGTCTGTGCCAAGAGCTTGTGTAATTTCTGTTTGGCGTGTAATTGCGGTACTTGTAATTTCTGTATTAAAAGTTAGTGTTTGATTCTGTCCATCAAAGTCAGTAGAGTCTTCAACAGAATTAACAATATCTCCAACCATTGCAAACTTAGTTGAACTTGCTAACTTAGTTGCACTTCCGCTAACGCTACCTTTAATACCACCTTCAAATGTTCCACTAAAGTTTCCAAAGAAATTTGTAGCATAGATATTTGCAAATGCAACGCCGTCAGTATTAGGATCTGATCCTAAATCACTAGTATTATTAATTAATGGAATAATGTGGCCGGCTACCATCGTAGAACCGTTTACTTTTAAGCTCTTAACTTCTGCTGGGCCGTTGACTAGTATGCCGCCGCCAGTTTGTAAACTGTTGTATGCTGTACTGCCAATATTAACTGTACCTGTTGTTAGAACATCACCTTCAATATCTAATGCTACAGCTGGGTTAACTTTATTTTTGCCTAAGCCTACAAAACCGCTTGGGTCTAAATGTAGAACTGTTGTAGCATCGCCGTTAATATTAACATTAAAATTAATACTGTTTCCACTTTTAGCATAAAAAGTTGCCGCATTGGTTGCAGATTCTGTGTATAAAGATAAGCCACCAGTGTCACTACCAACTGTAATACCAGATGCTGAACGAATATTCAATGCATAGTTTGTTGTACTTGGTTGGTCACTACGTAATAAGTTTGCTACTGGAACTGCAACTCCTGCTGTATCTAGTAACGAATTAGCTTGAGTGGCAAGGCCATTGAATTTATAAGATTCACCTGCAAGCGGTGTGTAAAGATTAACACCTTTGTTGATTGTTGTATAGCCAGGCTGTGAAGATTTAGGAGTAAATGTTTGATTACTGATAATCATTACACGTTGGTTTTCTACATAAATCGTCTGTACAGTATGTGCAATGTTTGAAGTATCAATAATTTGTTCTAGCTTAGGACCAGTTTGTGAACCTTGACTAAAACTTGGGCCAACTAGTAGCCAGTTACTTCCTGTGAACAAACTTAATTGTTGATTAATTGTATCAACCCATAAGTCACCTTGAATACTTGAATTAGCACTAGGTGGGCTGGCAGCTTTTTTAATTCCGCCTGCACTAACCCAGCCATTACTTGTACCATCTAAGTTAACTTTTAATTGACTTGTACCGTCCGTATTGTCAAACCATAGCTGTCCTTGAACTGGGTTTGAAGGTCCAGTTGGACTTGCAAAGTTTTCTAACAAGTGTAAAAAGTTTTTAGCAATCAGCGGGCCGTAACCTGAATAGTTTTTTCCAACAAACGTTACAGCCGTTTGTGTATTAATTGTTAAATCTTCAACCGTAATTGGCGGCTTTAACGGATTATTTGTTTCTGTAAATGTGACTTGATATGACATTTATTAAACTCCCGCTAGGCCGGTTAGGCTTTGAATACGCACAGTATAGTCCACCTGGATCAATCTGTTTAGTGATTTCTGTACAGGATTAAAGATAACATGAGTTAACAATAGTCCAGTTCCGTTAGGATTGTAACTAACCAGTCCTAATTCATCAAACACAAATGTATCATTAGTGTCTGTAGCATTATCAAATGCTGACTGGGTTGACGGTTCGCCGTAGTCTAATAGACAAGTTACAAACAAATCTGTGTAATTGGTTCCAGTAACGTGGCGGGTTTCTAAGTAGTTACGTGTTGGATCGGAGTTATTACTATTCTGACCATCAACAACTTTAGCATAAGTTTGATTATACAAACTAGCATTACTTCCCGAGCTGTTTGGAGTCAGGTATGTAATAATACCAGTTGGATCTACCGCAGTACCACCGTTACCAAAAGCCATCTGGTATACTGTGCCGCCTTTGGTGCTGTTTGCCATAGTTTGTGCTAGGGCAATACTCATATTTTCATAATGAATGGCGTTGCGTTTGTTAATGAAGACTTCGCCCGATTCTGGGTTAAAAATCTTAATATGGCCTTCGATATGTATTCCGGTTAAATCTTTACCTTGCATAGTAATCTCTCTTTATCTTATATTTATGCGTCTTTATAATGTGCTACTTTTATGCGGTAACAGCCTTAATAACTGCGAAGTTTAGCACTGGAGCTTCTGCTACAAGTACGTCTACTGGGTGGAAAATCTGAACTCTAAATGAACCTGCGGCGACTGCTGTTACGTTAAAGATATAGCTATCTGCACTTCCAGACTTCATATTAACATGGACTACATCTGTAGCCGCAACTTTATCATTAGTTACAGTAAATGATGTGAATGTTCCAATAGTTGCTGTGGCACTAAACAATGTAATTGCACCGTTTGTCTTGTTAATTGTAACACCGGTTGTACGGCTTGTACCTTGGGTAATTGTTCCGCCAGATCCTGTGCCGTATCCTAGGCCGCCTGCGCCTTGGACTGTAAAGTTACCGCTAATATCTAACTTAACTTGAGCGGCACCATTGGTCCAAAGTGTCATTGGCAAATACGTACCTGATCCAAATGTATCTGAGACTAACTGTACATCTGTACTTGCATTAGTACCAATATAAATTCTGCTAGAGTTTGTTGGAGTAGAGTTGTTAATTACGCCAATTTTAGCATCAGTACTAGATCCATTAGGCACAGCAAGTAAACTTGTTTGTCCGTTTAGAGTCGACGTCTTAAAATATGCTCTCGATGCAACTGTAGCATTGGTAAAATCTGCTGATATAGTTCTTCCAGTGCCACTAATTGTCAAGTTGCCTGCTACTGTAGTGGATCCGTACATTGTAACAGAACCTGTACTTGCAGAAGAACCTAACGTAATAGAAGTTGTTGATCCTGCAAGGCCGCCTGCTCCAATGCTGATAGTTTTAGTATTACCATTTGCTGTTGCTCCTGTCACAATGCTGGTTAATGAACTAGCATCATCCGATTGGCCAATTGCCAATGAAGTTGCCGCACCTGCAATGTTTACAGTTGTTGCGCTGGTTGGTAGTAAGTCAAAACTTGTACTTGCTGTATTCAACGATGAAACTATCACTGGACTTGTAATTGTTGGACTACCACTGAATACTACTGATCCTGATCCTGTTTCGTCTGTAATAATAGTTGCAAAATTTGAGCTCGACGGAGTTGCAAGGAATGTAGCAACGCCGTTAGCCATGCCTGTAATTCCAGTCGATACTGGAACGCTAATATTAATATCAGCAGTACCATCAAAAGACTGTCCGTTAATATTTCTTGGAGTTGTAAATTTGGCTGCTGAACCTGTTGTGTTCTGATTAAGTACTGGGATATCAGTTGCAACTAGTGGACGGAATTGTGGAATACCCGATGTTGCGTTCGGGCTGGCGAATACATAGTTGGCCGCTGTTGTACCATAAGGTGCAATATAATCAGTACCTGCTACTGCGCTAGCAAAACCTGTGCCGTTGCCTTTTAGCAATCCAGTAACTGTCATTGATATGCTTAACGTCGGTG